TGTATAGCCACTGTTACGATCATACTCCCCAAGACCAGTGACGCTGATCTGCGGGTATACGATTTCATTTGCATTGGCACCAGCCCTTGACATAGTTGCGTCAGAAGTCAGATCCGCTGTTACGGATGCACTTCTATATACCTCATCAAGTAAACTGGTATAGTTTTTTGCTAAAGTGATTGTGTTTGGCATTTCGTTTTCCTCCTATTTCTGTTCTGTTGTTACAGGCGGCAATCCCATAACAGCGCGCATAGTAGCATCACTGTCCTGATTACCTGTCTTGATTACTGATCCGATCGGATCTCCTTTGCCTAAAACATATGGCTCCGGTTCACCGAACAGCATCTTGCTATCCTCTGCTTCTGCCAGTGTCTTAAGCGCTGCGGTGATATCCTCTTTCTGATTTTTAGATGCTTTCAATGTCTCTAAATCAAGAAGTGCCGTAATTGCTTTGGCATTTCTACCTTTGGCAGATGTAATACTGTCTTTCAGAAGATCATTGAAATCACGGTCTGCAATTTTATCTTTCAGTTCTTGGTCTTTGTTTGCCAAGTCTGTTTTTAACGTTGCAATCGTACTATTCAACTCATCCACGTTTACATTCTTAAACTTATCAAGGCTTTCGGTTAAGGTCGTCACCTTTCCTTCTGTGGTTTTTAACTTCTCCGACTGTATTTCATAGTCAGATACCGTTTTGTAGTTATCAAGTACAGTTTTTTCAAAGTCCTTTTTCTTTTCTTCTGGTACCTCAAGGTCATACTCTTTCATGATTTCAAAAATGTTCTTCATAATATCCTCCTAAAATATTTTTTTAATCGCACTTTCTGCGATATGGGAAATTGCGGACGGCGGACTTGAACCACCATAGTCGGCCTAGGAAACCGATATGCTACCTTTGCATCAATCCGCGGCAATAAAAAAGCGC